ATTAATATCTTCATATTACACAAAAGGTTTTCCTATATTCCAAACAACTAAACTATTTCTTTCTCCACTTTTTACTGGGCATACTCTGTGCCATACAAAACTTGGAAACACAACTAAGGACCCTTTAGGTAAAATTTCTAAACACTTGTGTTGGTTTGGTTTTTTATTTGGATTAGTATTTCTAAAATCAAACTCTAGTTCACCACCTTTATAATCTTTAGGGTCAGACAAGGTTACGGTTACGGATAATTTTCTAATTTTTCCATTGTGATCTGGGTCACTAGAAGTATAGGGTCTATCAAAACTATCACAGTGCCAATCATAAAACTGACCTTTTTTGTATTTTGTAAATTGACAAGACTCAGACCTATCCCATTGAAAATTCCACCCGGCATTTTCATTTGCTTCTGCAATATAAGGTTGAATTTCATTATATATCCACCTGTCATTCATCCAAGCTACGTTAGAATTTCTAACTTTTTTTAAATTTTTTTCCTGTTTTAAATTTAATTTTTTATTTCCTGTAGAACCTGTAACAGCTATTTGATCTTGTAATTGTTTCCCGTATCTAGAAATATCATCGCAAATATTTTCAGGAATAACTGATTTAAAATACCAATAATAATTTATTAAATTCATATGTCTTTATGAAAATATTTTTATACAAATTTGATTGTGATGTCAACTTTATAGAGAAACCCAAGCTAAAGCTGATGGATCCCAATAAAAATTATTAATTGGGTCTGAGTTATTTTCTGCAATCCATCTTAAATTAGGTTCGTCCCAAGTAATTAAATATGTGTCTATCATACCATCTTCGTCCTGAACACCGTAAGATGTAACACTTGGATATGTTACTGGAGCTTTCCAGTCATCATTAGCATCTAATGCCCATGAATTATATATTTGTGGTAATATAAATTTATCTTTTACTGAATCATAAGTATAACCTATGGCAGCATGTTGTTTTCTAAAGTTGTGATTAAAAGAAGTTTGTTTCCAAACATTACCTTTAAAAAAACTTATACACCATTTTTCACCATCGATGTGCATATCATTATCTTCTAAGATACCGCCGTTTGCAGGAACATCATTTCCAACAACTACAACTCTTTTTACTATGCCATTATCATCTATTTCTGCAAAGTGTGCCATAATATTTTTCCTTACGCTACTGTTAAATTTCCTGATACTGTAAATGTTGCAACTTTAAATCCACTTGGAATTGTTGAAACTGTATTTGTTCCTGGACTAACTGATACTGTAGCAATACCCGGACATCTTACAACAACTATTCCACTACCACCTGCTTTTCCAATTTGAGGACCATCTTGGTCACCACCGCCACCTGAACCTGTACTAGCTGTTCCTGCTGTAGCAGATGAAGATCCACCTTGACCTGTACTACCTGTTCCACCACCCCCAGAACCTCCTGGTGCTGTAGTTCCTGTATATTGTGCTCCACCACCACCGCCACCTGCTCTTGTGACTGATGCGTTTGTAATACTTGTAGCAACACCATTACCACCGTTACCACCTCTACCCGATACTCCTGTAGGAGAAGGAGAAGTAGGAGAACTTGGTGCATTTCCACCAACTTGACCAGCTCCACCGCCACCGCCACCGGCTCTACGAAGTGAGCTACCACCATTAGTTCCTTGTGCGGGACTTACGGGAGGAGTGTTACCAGTTCCACCTGAACCTACAGGGTTAGAGTCATTATTTCCTGCTCCACCACCTGAACCACCTGGTGCACCTGTTCCTGATTCCATAGCTCCACCACCGCCACCGGCTGATGTAATTGTTGAAAAAACTGAATTGCTTCCTGAGTTTCCTGACTGGCCACCTTGATCTGCAGGAGCATCCGCTCCACCAGCACCTACTGTAATTGCGTGAACACCTGCAGGAAGGTCTAAAGCAGCACCTCCATATAAAGGAGAAACACTATAACTACCTGTTGTAGTTCCTGGGGATTCTCTATAACCACCAGCACCGCCTCCGCCGCCTCTTTTACTACCACCTGAACCACCGCCAGCAAGGACTAAAAAATCTACTAAATAAGAAGCACCTCCTCCTCCAGCACCAAATCCTAAAACTTGGTAACCAAAAGATTTTCCTCTTCTAGATTGTATATTTGATGAACCTTTACCTGAGGTAAGTTTATTTTTTAAATCTCTCATATCTAAATTCCTTATGCGTCGTTAGCTGCGTCAGTAGTAAAGAATATTTTAATACCTAGAACTCTTGCATCTCCAGTAAAAGTATCACTACCTGAAGTTGCTTCTCTTAAAAAGTTAAAATAAATTTGTTGGTCGACTGCAGGTGATCCTGCAATTGTCGTTGCACCACTTACAGGTGAAACTTGTTGATCTTCTACTGTTCCTATACCAGCGTCCGTAACTAATGATCCTGATCCATAAGCAACATCAATAGTATCACCATCGCCAACTGCTACACCTTGTAAAGCGAATATACAGTTACCTGTGTTAGTTGTACTTGGAGTCCAGTAAACTTGATAAGTTACTGTGCCTTCATTCCAAGATTTTGGAAAAGCAACTGAAAATTGTGCATACTCTACTGTACCTGCATCAAAATCTAATACTTTCATATCTGGTCTTGTTGCTGTTGTTTCAACTTGTTTTGCATCTGCGCCATTAGTTTCCGCACTATACATTGCTGAAGATGGAACCCACATAGTCTCTAGTCCTGCAATTTTAACTGCACCAGATCCTGATTTAAGAACTCCTGTTCCTTTAGGATTAATATTTATACCAACATTAGTTTCACCTGTTGCTGAAAGAGTTGGCCCATTGCCTGTTGAAGCATTAGCTAAAGTAAATTCATTAACCGCTGAACCTGTAGCTGTTAAAAGTAATAACTCATTTCCGCCAGTATCTGAAATTTTTGTTCCAATTGTTGGGCTAGTTAAAGTTTTGTTTGTTAAAGTCTGTGTTCCAGTAAGGGTCACTTCATTAGTATCTCCTAGAGGTACTTCAAAAACACCAGTGTTAGTTGCAACTCCATCAAGATATATAATTTTATATCCTTTGTCTGTTGCTGAAAAAGTAACTGTTGCACCTGAACCAGATGCGGCTTTTACTTGTACCGTGTGAGCACCGGAAGTACCATTTTTAATAAAATAAAAAGTTTCTGTAAGAAGAGGAAAAGTTATAACTCTTGCTCCAGATATCGTTCCTGTAAATTCTAAAATTCTTTGTTGAGCAGTACCTGTTAAAGCACCATCTGCTATTGTTAAAGCTTGAGGTGATCCAGCATTTGCTCCACCAGCAATTGATATACTTAAAACACCACCAGTTAATTGTTCGATTAAATTTAAGTTAGCGTTAGTTTTATTTCCCCATTGACCAGCGTTTTCGCCAGTTGCCATTAACTCTATGCCGAGATCTGTGAATGTTGATGCCATAATTTTGTTCTCCTATTAAGCTGCGTGATTAACGTCTGTATATGATGTATTACCTGTAATGTCAACATCTACATAACCAATTGTTCCGAAACCTATGGTGTTTAAACTAGCAGTAATTGTTTGTCCTGTCAATCCTACTGTCATATTTGTTGGACTTATTGCACCTTCATCTGCTGCAAAACTTAAACCTGTTACTCCTACTACATCTTGAGGGGCAATAGAACCTACTTCCGCACTCATTGTTACACTCGCTAAAGTAAATACTATAGCATCACCTGTATTTACTCCTGCAGCATTGACAACAGCAGTAATTGTTTGTCCTGTTAATCCTTGTACATCTGTTGGAGAAATAGAACCTACTTTTCCTTCAACAACTAAACTTGCTAACCCTTGTGTAAAGTCTGCACCATTACCTACATTTAAATTACCAATACCTGCACCTATCGCTCCAGGTGAAGAAATAGCAAATATCATATCAAACGCTGGTGATATTGCTCCTACTTTTGCAGCTAAAACTTGACCGGTTGGTACAACTATACTTGCGACATCAAATGTAAATGGGTCACCCCATTGTCCATTACCAAATGAATTTATTCCCCAACCTTCTGGCCCGAGATTAGCAGACATTGATAAACCTTCAAGTGCAACAGTTGTAGTATTTTGTCCCCAGTTACCTATACCCCATTGATCTGAACCCCATCCTTCTTCAGATCCGGCTATTAATGTACCTAATGCTGTAGTTATATTTAAACCACTTATATCAATTGTAAGTCCAGAATCGCCAAAATTTTCTACACCCCAACCATCTGAACCCCATCCTGTACTAGATAGAGCATCAACATTTCCTACGGATGCTGTAGTAGATAGGCCAGTAAGAGTTAGATCAACACTATCTTGATCACCCCAACTATTTTGATTCCATTGAAGTACACCCCAAGTATTTGAACCCACAGTGTTGGCTTGTCCACCCATATTCGAGTGGTTAGTAC